AACGATAGCGGGACCCCGCAAGCGCGGCGCCGCCCCAAGCACCGCCAGCACGCAGCTTAATATCACCACCTGAGTCTGAGCTGTCCACTTCGGAAGCTCCTGGGTCAGCAGTAAAGGTTGTGTAAACAGAACCTTTTCCACCGGGTAAATTTCCCCAGTATCCGGTTGAGCCATAAGGAAAATAAGTCTGCGTCCTTAACCATTGGTTCAAAGCCCCGCAGGCATCCTCTACGCCTATGTTTGAAATCATACGTCTTGAGGCCGTGTCTACGTGGCCGCCCGTGGTTCCAGGGTCAGATGATCCGGTAATATTTGTCTCTTCGTTTGAACCTGCGGCAATGGCTTGAAATTCGTCATCTTCAAGCATTTTCTTTTTTACCGCAGCGCCATCATCGGCAAAGTCTGACCAGTTCCGGGTGTCGCTTATGGTGCCTCCGTAAACTGAAACTGTAGACGCGCCGGTCCCCGAGGCGAGGTAAATATCTACCCACTTGTTTATGCCATCGCTGTATACCATGCCTTCAGGGTTAGCGAATTTAGGCTTGAAATTCAGATCCCAAATTGAGGCAGGCAGAACGTCGCCAACGGCAAAGCCGGTTAAGGTATGGCCGCTTATAGTGCCTACGGCCACGCATAGTCCGTGGAAACCGCCAATCTTACGCGATGTTGAGGCGCTGTAGCCTGACGGCGTGGTTGAGTTGGCTGAGAGCACTATCTTAGGCGCAGAGCCGCTTACAGGCACGCAGGCGTAAATATAGAAATCTTTACCTGCTCTATTTGCGGCCGTCCTATAATCTGTACCGGCAATAGTATCCCAGTTAGCTTCAAGAGATAAAGCAATTTCTGCTTGAGCGGTCAAGAAATAGACTGTACCGTTAATGTCTACACTCAACTTGTTGGGTGTTAGGATAGTGTACCTATTAGCGGCTGTACTATATGCCGTCTTAAGCGCCCACTTCTGGTCGCGCTGATAAAGCGATGGATAGAGAGCTGCCAACTTTTCGGCAAGATAACCGGCTGAGGCATCAGCTGAGACGTTTTTGACTTTTTCGTCGGTTGATGTTGCTACTGGTAATATTTGCACCCATGCCCCACCCACTTGGCATTGATATACTTTATTTGTATCGGTTGCGTAATAATGATCTCCTACTACCGGGGCTACTGGTTTTGAAGCGTCTAAACCCGTATAAAACGGTTGATGTAATGCTAAACCTGTTAGTGCACTATGTTTCACTGACATATCTCATCCCCTTTCTTTTAGTAACCTTGAATTAAACAATCTGCTATGCCACCTACATCGGCGGCGCTATTATCTAAAACCTTAACTCCTGTAATTTGTGTTAAGCTCTTACTGGCATATACTGCGCGCCTATTTGCACCTTCTGCCGTAATAAATACATTGACGAGCGTAAGGAATGTTTTAGTAAAAACCAAATTAGTCCCACCTATGCTAATAGTCTGGCTGTTGAATTTTTCAAAAATTAACTTCACTGTAACAAAGGCTGTGAGGTTTAAAACATAGACTATATCGTTTACGTTGCTATTGATGACGACTAACTTTATTCTAAAATACCGGCAAAGGTATTCACCGGAAGCATAAGCGCTCCATCCGTTCCAAGTTTCGCCGTCTGTGGAAGTATTAATATGCAGTACATAAGAAGCGTTGCCTTGGATATTCGTGGTCAGCCTGATGCAAGCCTTCATTAAGGCACCTAAATCCTTTACTGCGCTGATATATATGCCTTCAGACGCATAATAGTCGGTATAAAACTTCAGGGTCAAAAGATCGGAATAATTAACGCTTTCCATAATGAGATCATCGTTTTCATCGATACAAAATTCACCGGATTCGTTGATTACTTGTTCGTCTTCGATATTGTCATCTACGATAAACCCAGGCAGATAATCGCTTTCTACTTGGTTATCGCTTTCGTCGACAATGAGGTTATCGCTTTCGTCGACAATGTCTTCTACATTGGCTTCGCTACCTTCAAGTGAACCGTTTGACCAGTCGCTTAGATCATAACTGCCTTTATCTTCTATTAGATTGGCGTTGTCTATTGTTATGGTGGCGCTTACGGCGTTGAGAGAACGGTTTTCTGAGCTATCTACGGCTTTAACCAGATATTCCTGAAGACCAAATAAGAAAACAGGTAAGCGTTTTTCAATCCCCGCCCAACAAGACTCTATAATTGTGGCGGTTTTCCAATCGTCTCCCATACGGATTTCATAACCTGCAATGTCTATCTCAACATTTTTACTATAAGCAATGACTATTTCGTCGCCATCTTGCCTTACAGTAAGACCTTTTACATCAGCCGGTGGATAAGATTTACCGATTACGGTATATCCTGAAACAGTAGTCCAAGGACCAGGCAAAAGTTTCCCAATTACCTTAAATCTTAAACGAATATCAACAACCTCACCCGTTCTTACATCCCCAATAAACACATAGCTATTTCCCTGCTCTTCTATAACCGCCGGATAGAATGACTCTTCTATTCCATTATGCCTGATTTGGACGTCGACCTCGTTTCCAGTTCCGAATATATTTGTATTCAGGGGATCAAAGTTTATCCCAATTCTTTCTTTAAGTGTACCGGTTGAACTTATAACTATTGCGCTTTCATCTGATACCATTGATGTAATATTGGGGGTGGGAATTGTATCCGATGCGGTGATCTTAGTTACAAACTCTGGGATTTCTTCTGTATCGCAAGCATAGATTGCTGGGCGATAAGGGACAGCTATTATTGTGGCTTGCAGGTTATTATCCGGTGTTATGGATATGGCAGTCGCATCTTCGGTTTCCTCTCCAAACTCTCCGAAACAAACAATATCCCCAATATTTATAGCCTGCTGTGCAGGAGAACCTACGCCTGCTATCTCTTCGGAAAAAACCAATATCTTTGTCGCGCCCTCAGAAGTTACAACCTGCGCGGAAAGACTGGGATTATCTAAGGTGCGAATAACTACTCCGTAAGTTTTCCCAGCTTCCATCATCACTTCTTCGTCAAGCTCAATGGAAACAACAACAGCATCTTCGGTAGTAACTACGCTCTTAACCCTTCCCTGCGCAAGGCCGACAATCATTACATCGTGGGCTATCTTAATCCAATCTCCGCGCCGATAAGTTAAAAACTCCATATCCTGTTTGAAAGTCCAACGCTCCGGCTGATTTAAAGCCTGCGCTATCCTCCAGCGCCCTAATTTATAAATTTGGTCTGGATCGGTAACGCCAAGCAAGTCTAAGGTTTCAAATTTAGTGGCGTTATCATCGTTATACCCATCACGGTAAACCCTGTATTCATCGGTAGCATAATTTTCATCTTCATTCGGAAATTGAATACGCCAACCATGCGGGGGATTTAAGAAGAACTTTTCCGCAGAAAAATCAAAACTATTTCTTGGAGTTATTACGCTGACAGGGGCAGTCTGCTCTCGGTCAATGACTACCGACCATAGACCGTCAACCATTGTTGGAGCTGCGCGGCCGGTTGCGCAGATGTCTCTTAAGGTACTCCAAACAGAAGCGGAATAATCACGCACTTGGTTAAACTTAAAACCTTTCACCTCACAGAACTCATGCCAATCCTGCAATGCCTCAATGTCAATCCTGTCATCGTCAAGCGGTTCAGCCATTCCATTGCCCTGTAAGACAAACCTGAACATTGAGGCTGGATTCTGTGTTGCCCGGGTAATCCAAGTTTGAGTGGCAACATCCCAATCAGGACAAACTCTGGTTACAATGCCACTAAAATCATCTATAACCCCGTTAAGTTGGTCGGTGGCTTTAATTACTAATGCGGTTACGGCTAAAGGAACAGGGGAATCTATCGGGCTTTCTATTTTAATTGAACGCAATGCTGTCCAATATGTCCGATCAGCTATAAGGGTTGAATCTGTGTCTGCGGTGATCCTGCGCACTCTTACGTCATATTGCGCCCTCTCCGATACTCCCCAACGGATGCCATACCTTAAAGCTGATGTTTTCTTGCCGGTAAAGGTTATACTGTTAAGCAGGGCGCCGGTTTTATTAAGCCAAGAGGGATCGCAAGTCGCTTGGAATTTAGCTCCGGCGGTATCGATATTTGACCAAGCATCTCCGCTGCCGGATTTGCGGTATTGGATCTCTACATTGACAGACCTTGGCCCCTTGTTGCCGTTTGCGTCATACTCTACAAGGCCGCCAGAAAATGAGATGTCCAGGCTTATCTCATCGGCATTTATAGTTGTGGTACGGGTGATCCAATCATTTACAGCAGTTAATGCAACAGTAAAATCCTCTTCGCTTATTGCTTCGGGAAATAGTGTCAACGCTGCATCGCCTGCGTAGCCTTCCCTGTGCTCAATCTGGTAATCGGAAAATTCGCTTAATAGGGTATCGCCTATTTTTATACTGGCTTCGTCTATTTCTAACGGGCCAACGCCCCAAACAAATAACATCCGAATATATTGGTTATCGCCAATCATTTCGGTATAAGGTTTAGATCCTTGGCGGGGGGTTTGGCGGTATTTTCCAAGAGTTACGGGGACAACTCCAAACGGGTCTATTGAATTACTTGCTCCCTCGATATAGAGTGTGTTGCTATCTGTTGAATCTGTGCTTGATAGGGATGCAGTTGATGCGCTTGTTGATACAGGACACAAAGAATTAATTGCTAACATTCCTATCGTCGAAGCAGCACCAACATACATTGCTCCAGCGAAAGTAACCCAAGCTCCTCCGGCTGCTATTGTGGCTTCTGAGAAACCCATCAGGGCAAGTGCAGCTCCGCTTGTCGCTAATGCTAAAGCAACGACAGCGATTGTCAAAACTACTCTCAATATATCTTTGCCACCTCCTCCCCCTCCCCCGCGGGGAATAGGGCAAGCCCTAACTTCGACTATTTCACCTGCGAGAGGCCTGTGGGTAGCCCATATTCTTTTAGGAATAACTTTGCCATTGATAAAAACGATAGCGTGCCGAAGTTTAGTTGTATCCGGCTGGGCGTATAAGACCATATCCTTGACAGTAGTACCCTCATTAAATTCAAGCCTTTTTCTTGCCGACTTGAACGGGTGAACAACTGCTGTCATTTTTATTTTATCTGCCATCTTTGTCCTTTAAGCGGTAAATTCCCTCAATCCTCTTTTTCCATTTCGCACTGTCTATTCGCTCGATCACCGTATTTATTATTTTCTCGCAATGAATAAACCTGTTTTTATCTACCATAAGACCCAAATGGGTTTCTGTATCGCCAAACCTAAAGAGGACTACATCCAGGGCTTGCGGTTTATCAACAGTTTCCCAATTATGTTTTTGGCTTAAAATAATATCGTGGATGATGCGCCGCGATGCTTTTGTATCTCCGGCATTGACATAGTCATCAATGAAACTCGGGAGCTCTACGCCAAGGATGTCTTTATAGGCGCAACGGGATGGTCCCCAGCAATCCCAGCCTGAATAATCACGTCCCTTGTCTTTAAATTTTACGAGAAGAGCTTTATTTATAAATTCGGTCAGTGTCATAGTATCCCCTTAAAGATTGAAGGAGAGAATTTCAACGATGGGAATTCTTCCCGCGTCAAATCCTCAAATTCCAAATCCGCAGTAACAGTCATCATGTTGTATTTGACATTATTAAGACGCATTCCGACAAATTGGGCTTCCACAATGTTCGGCGTATCTTGCCTGACAACAGTTATCATAACGCTGGGGGGAGTGGATATTGACCTTATAGCGAATCCGATTTCTCTTGATACATTGCAAATAGTAAGTTTAGCCGAAGGCTGGGAATCTTCTTTGGAGTCTGGTAATCTAATATCAAATGGGAAGGCGATATATTCAAGACCATTTGAGGTTATGGCGACTTTGTTATTAACGACTCTTATGTCCTCACTTAATGATGAGTGGCTTATCGTAAGAAGTATAAGGGGTAAATCGCTCTCATTTTGCCAAGCATCTTGTTTTAAGGCGTCCGAAATATCCATTTATGGCTGGATCTCCAATTCAAAAGATGCCTGATATTTTCTATCATTGACGCTTGCGGCGGATTTTATACATTTCCAGTCAGGCTTTGATTTAAACCTTATCTCCACGGTTTCCTCGGTGAATGGGTGTATCCAGTTAAATGAAAATGAACCGTGTTTAATTGTTGTCCTAAAAAATGTGTTGAATGTCGCTAATTGCGCTCCAGTCAATACCATTGAACCCTTTACGGTTTGAGTGATTGCCGTAAACCTATTGCGGACTGACGCAGGGCCAGCGTCCATATCTGAAATGGCGCGACTCTCATCATCCTTGACTGATGTATCGCAAGAAAGCCTTTGTGGTAATGTAGATGGCCAAGTATCCATTCTTACCTCGTAGTTAATAACTGTTTTAAACCGAAAGAATTTTTAAGGGCCCTATACGTCTTGCTTCCGGAATCTTTCACGGCTCCCGACACTGCTTCGTCAATCATGATGTTAATCTGCTCTTTATCTCCGGTTTTTTGGCTGCTTTGGGAAACTTTTGAACCTTCGGGGACATAAACATTGATTTCAACACCACCACTATTACCGGATTTTACCCCCAGATCTCCGTTGCCTGTTCTAAAAAGTGGCATTATGGCTTCTGTCCCGGCCTCTCCGGCAAGACCTATCCCTCCGTTTGCCATGGGAAAAATTGTTGGCCTGGTGATCAATCCTCCGGTTCCAAAGGGGATAAGATTACCCATGGAAAAGATATTACCGTGGGCGGATTTCGCTGTGGATGCTGTGGTTTTAGATCCACCGAAAAACGAGGAAATACCAGCACCCAGAGCATCTGCTAAGGGTTCTATAACCGCCTTTCTCAAAATAATACGCTCAATATCTTCAAGCAAGGACGATAAGACATCGCTGAACTTTTTACCATTAATAATCGCATCCTCAAACGCCGAGGAAAAAGTAAAGCCTAAATCTTTTGCGCCATCTTTCAATCTCTTTGTTAATTCAGAACTTTTTTCCAGTGTTTCTTGAGATTTTTTAGCTGCACGCTCATAGGTTTCCTGGCTAATTGCTCCGGAATCAAGCAAATCCTTGTATTTTGCCATTTCATCGTTATATTTTTCCTGTCCCGAACGCAGTGATTCTGTAAGAGTTTTGCCTTCTTCCTGCTTTTTGTTAAATGCGATTATGCTGTCGGAAAGACCTGAAAGGCTTTTGCCAGTTTTTGAAGAACCGTCTTTGACAGTATCGGATATAGCGTTCCAGTTTTTGTCAAGGTTGGCCGCGAGGTTAGTCCATCTCTTTGACTGATCTTCGGCGTATAGCCTTCCCACCTCCATCGCCTCTTTAAATTTCAAATTAAGCATCAAAACTATTTGTGCCGCACCGGCTCCAACAGTATCAATAACGGTTTTAAAGGTATCAATTAAAACCATTCCAGTATTAACAAGCGCAACAATTACGGTAGCTACGTTTTTCCCGGCTTCTTTAAAAGATTCTAAGGCTTCTGATGAACTGTTTAGGTTATCTGTTAAGTTTGCTAAGGTAGGGAGTAACCCAGAAGTAAAACTCGTTATTAGCCCCTGGGAAACGCTTGCCATACGCTTCATGTTATCGTTAAATTTGTCTGCTGCGGCGACAGTATCGTTATTAAAGACTACTCCAAACTTAGCGGCTTCTTCGGTAAGCTTTTTAATCCCGTCTTTACCGGAATTAAGTATCGGAATCATTGTTGCACCGCTTTTACCGAAAAGAAGTTGCGCAGTTGCCGATTTCTGCACGCCATCGCTCATTTTTGACAAAACATCTGCGGTTTCAAGGAATAGATCGTAATTGCTTTTTAATCTTCCGCTATTGTCGGTAAGGGAAATGCCAAGTGATTTGAATGCCCCGGTGTTATCTTTAACTGCTTTTGCCTCATCAAAAATGGTGTTATTGAATTTCTGGAAAACTGACCGTAAGCCTTCTATCTCGACCCCTGATAATTTTGCCACATATTCAAGACTGGATAACTGCTCAACTGTCATGCCGAGAGAAGATGCCATCTCGCCGATTTCGTCAGCATGGTCGATGGTTTTCTTAACGCTGATGGCAATGGCTGTTCCGGCTGCAACAACGGCCGCTACTACGGCGGCCACACCGGCTTTACTTTTAAAGGCTATTTTTTGTAAATCACGCTCGGCCACATAAGCGGCCTTGTCCATTGCGGACGAGAATTGTGCTGTGTCTGCGCTTAATAATACATTAAGGCTTCCAAGAGTACCTAATAATCCCATCTTATCGGCCTTTCTTTTTTATTCTTGAAGAGAATATTTTTGCTAATTCAGCCTTTGCGCTTGCCGGATCGCCTTCAATTTTCAAACTAAAATAAGCAATCCATTCAGTAATCTCAGAACTTGTCATCTGGGATAATAATTCTTTAACAGTTTTACCAAGTTTCTCGGCAATAAAAAAATAAACTCTTCTTTCAGGGTTAGAAATTAGTTTTTTTTTGCCTTGTTGATTTCGTCTGCGCCCAGGCCATTCAATCGCATTGCGACTATGCAGATTTTTTCAAGAGTTTCGGATGATAGTTTCCCGATAGCTTCAATATCATCGTCTTTAAAAATCCTGTTCCCTTTTTCATCAACAATGGTAAAGACAACCAATTTAGCTCTTGGGGAAACAAGTCTCCCTGAGGCATCTTTTTCCCTGATTGCCTGCTCCCAACCATCGCGCATAGCCCCGGACATTTCAGAAACAATAACATCGCCACCCCACTCTTCGATGTTTAATGTTTCTGTCTTAAGGGATGTTTTGGAAAGTATCTCTTCACGTTTTAACATAGCTTCTCCGTAATTAGCTTTCGGTTATCTCGCCGGAAATTTCCAGGGTTACTGATGCTTTCACTACGCCATCGACAGCCCCAGAAACTGCAAGGCCAGTAACGATAGCGTTAAAAGTCCATTCCGTAGCACCGGTATCGGTGAATACGATCTTAACGCTGATTGTGGTTCCGTTTTCTTTAGCCTCACGAAGAGCCGCGTGCTGCGTATTCGTCGGGATAAAGTTGCACTCAAAAGAAAGTTGGCCGTTATCATTTAATCCGGCGAGCTTTTCTTTTGCCATACTCGCTAAATCCGTAACGTCAATTACGGAAACACTCCCGCCAGGTCCGTTAAAAGAGTTTATCTCCGCTATTGTAACGTAAGTAAGCGGAGAACCTGAACCCAGTTGGAGTTCTGTTCCTTGCGCTTTAATTGCATTTGCACCCATAACAACCTCCTTTTTTGAAAATTGTTAATAAATCATACTTTTCAAATTTACACAAAAATAAAAAGGCCAACTCCGCCGTGCACGGAATCGGCCTTAAAAACTATCGACAGGGAGCGACCCCATCTTGTATGTCTCTATTATCGCATTGCACTACTTACAAAAGCAAGAAATACTCCCTAAGCTTTGGGAATAAATTATCTTACCGCTAACTCCGTAGCTTGTTGTTTAACTCTGGTAATAGAGATAGATACTTTCCGATCCGTCTTTCGGATAAATGTATCGAAATATTTCCGGCTATATTCTAATTCTCTTTTGTGCTGACATTCTGGCACTCCGCACGTTTTCCGGCCCTTAAGTTTAGGTCTAATCTTACAGTGGGGGCATAAAGCCATCCATTAACTCCTTTCTTTCCTGCTGATATAAATTCCTCCGCCCTGTGATTTACGATAGATATTCTGTAATGAATCTCCTTGCTTCTGGGTTAAATTCCTGCCCTTATCAACCTGCTCCTCTATAGAAATCATAAAATCCATCTCCCACGTGTTCAGGTTGTAATCCGAATCCTTAATTTTCTCAATGAGTATCTTGGCGTCTTTATTTAGCATCAGCCGCCTCCGGCTTTTTCTCGGATAAACTCAGTTCTTTAATCTTGTCCCTGATCTGTTGCACAATGCTCTTCCGGCCGCTTTTATCCACAGTAATCTTATGCTCTTTCATAAAGGCAACCTTACCTCTCTTATCCACACACTTCTTGCAGGCGTGCCCTACTAAGACCGGGATAAACTCAAACTTTCCAGGCAATATTTCTTGCTTCTGCCTCTCCCAAAGCGATTGAGGAAAATGTTTTGTGTCCGCCTTATGGGCATCTCCGCAAAGTCTACAGTTTAATTTAAGTGCCATTCCGAATTTCTCCTTTCCGTTTTTATTGTTCTCTGTAATCGTCGCACTCAAAAACCTGAGTGTCTACTTCTTGGCAAAACTTCTTCAAAATACAGGTATCACACAAGCTTTTCATAACCCCCTCCGGATCTTCAAGAGTTTATGGATGGCTTTAGTTGCTCTTTCTATAATTCCCTCAAACTCACCTGTTTGGCATTCTGCTGTCCATGAAGTAACAGGAGCGCCTAAATCGTTAGCGATTTCCCGTAAGCTGTTATTTAATTCCTCTCTTTCTTTAATCATCGCCAATATTAATTCACGGCGAGCTTGGTTAAAACCCTTAGCCTGGTTATACATATCATACCGATTGCTCATTCTTCCTTGGCTTACAAAGAATGCTTCTTGTGCTTTAGATATTTGAGCCTCTGCCGACACCCCCTTTATCGAGAAATATTGCTGAATAAAATCAATAGCCTTAGTTAAATGTTTTTCATATAATTCACATTCAGGATGAGCAAGCTTTATTAAGTGGCTATCCCTTAACTCAACCAGTCTCTCTTTAGTTATCTGCAATTCTTTATCTGTTGTGTTCATTTAATCCTCGTTCTTAAATCCAAGTTCTTTTAATAAACCTCTCATCTCGAAATTCCTACGTTCAAAATGCTTTACATAAGTCCGTAGCTTTTCGTGGTTATGGGCGTTAGCTTTCATATATTCTTCTGCTCCTTTAATTGTAAGAAAAAACTCAACGTCAATCCAAATATAACCAACATTAAGTTCTTCTATGTTTTCTATAGCTTCTTCTAATTCCTTGCCCTCAAACTGCTCTTTAAGCAAATCTATGGCTTGTTCTCTTGTCTCACACACGTCAGGATCACCATCATTATTAATTCTGTATTCTGTTTTAGTTTCTCCGTCTCCGTGAGGGCAATTAGCGGTATAGCCATCCATCATTACTCCAACACAAAACAATTCCTGAACGGTTACATAAATTGGAAAAGCGGTGCAACGGTTATCTTGACCTGCATATTCTAATTTTAGCTCTTCTAAATTCATCTTTTCTCCTTATATTTTAGGTAAATCCTCAATTTTATAAAATATTGGTATGCCTAATTCCCTTGCTCTTTTAATCTCGGCCTGCGTGCCTTTAGAAGTTTCAAATCCAGGCAGAACCAGCACACAATCTGATACCTCAAGCCAAGCCATTGAATAACGGTAATAATGTTCAACTGTAAGCGTCTTATCGAAAAATTGGAATTGATAATCTAACCAAGGACAAAAAACAGCGTGTCCGAGTTTTAAGACCTCAACACTCGCTTTAATTCCATCGTGAATATTGTTGAGACAACCGATTATGTTACTATCTGAATATTTACCTGCGACATAAACTCTCATACGAATAACTCCTTTGTGGCTTGGTTTATCCGGCGCTCTGCAATCTTAAAATATTTCTCGTTTATCTCTATACCGATAAAATTACGACCTAATTCTTGGCAAGCAACACCCGTTGTGCCTGAACCCATAAAGGGATCGAGGATAACATCTTCGGGGTTAGAATAATGATTAAGAAGCCAACTCATAATTTGAATGGGCTTTTGAGTAGGATGTTCATATTGGTAGTTCATTTTGGTTTTTGATACAGAAAAAATGCTCATTTGAAAATCCTTTATCCCCTTTTTATCTAATCCACCTTTATTAAAAACCGCTATAATTTCAGTTGAATACCAAATACCATTGTTAATAGAACCTACCCCACATTTTTTATCCCAAATAAGCAACCTTTGAAAATATTGTTCTTGTTCCAAAATGAGAGGTAAAAACTTTTCTGCACAAAACAGTAATAACCCCCCCCCCAGCTTTTACGACCCTTAACATCTCGCTAATCCATAACTTAATAGAAGATAAAAAATAATTCTTATTATCCCAAGAGAAATCCTTGAGCACCCCATACGGCGGGTCAGTCAGCACAAGATCTATTGAATTGTCGGGGATCTTCTTCATTTCTTCAAGGCAATCCCCTTGTATAAGTTTAATACTCATAATTTAATATCACTTTCCACTTCATTGCCCCAAGCGTCCCAACCAATCGCTCTCTCACGTGCGAAAAGTTCAATTTTACTAATACCCCCCCCCAGCAAAGAAACAATCTTATCGCGCGCCTCTTCCGGTTTTTGGCTGTGTTTCCTGAGTGGAGACGCTATTATTTGAGAAACTGCGTTGTTTGCTCTCCGAGGGTGTCCTTTGGTAGCCAGTAAACAAGGCTCCGTATTTCCCCTCGTCCATCTGCCTAATCCAAAAAAGTATTTACCGTTTTTCTTATTGAGTTTTACCCATTGAAAAGCGATTGTTTTATATTTAAAACCCCAAGCGCCTATTACTTCTAATGCTTCTTTAAGCATCGGATAAGTAGCCCAAAGGAATAAAACAGCGTCTTTCTCCGTAATGTCTTTTATGGGAAGACCCTTAATATCTTCTAAACGCATCCCTTTGTAGTGATTTGCCATTGTTCCTTGGCAACCTTGGTCTTGATAATTCCAAGGGGGATCTGCGTATACGATTTGGTATTTTTTTAATGACATTCTTTAATCGCTTTCATTATTTCAATCGCTACCTGCGGCACGATTGCATTACCAAGCGCTTTTAAACGCTCAACTCTGTGTCCGGATTTGGTGAGTTTAAATCCGTCCAATTCGACGGGAAGCCCATCATCCACTCGACAAAGTTTGGTTGCAACTTCAAGCCAGTTCTGTTCCCAACCTGTCTCGCCATTAATCCCTTCTCCGGAACCTTGCCAAAACTGTTTCCGTCTTTCCAGTCTCGACTGCTTGGTGTCCCCAGCATCGCTACTTCTCTCGCCAAGCCTACACTTCCGTCTATTCCGTTCTTGTTTATTTTCCTCATTCTTCCCGACGGCAACATCTTGAACTTGTCGTCCTTGCCTATGACTGCCCCCATTGTTGCGTCGGATGCTTGCGGTGTTGAAAGCAGGTTTTTCTCGTGCATCGCTATTTGATCGTTTAGGTTTAATGGCATCTTCCGGACAAGGTATCTGTCCTTCAGGTTCTCCGTCGTTCTGGATCCCCTGTCCATTCCGGTATCCGGCGTGCGCAACAATCCACACCCGGTCTCTTCTGTGTGGAGCGTTGACGGCACAAGCTGGAATAACAAACGGTTGGACGGAATAGCCGATTTGCTCAAGGTCTGTAATAATTCCGTAGACAACTCCTCTGCCGTATTCTGTATGCGTATTTGTTTTATTGCCGAATAAATCGGTTTCGCTTCCCACCTTAAACTCACCTTGTTGCTGTGCCATTGTGAGGATTCCAGCAACGTTCTCGCCAATGATCCAAGTGGGCTTGAACTCTTTAATAACTCGTAACATTTCCGGCCAGAGATAACGGTCGTCTTTTGTGCCCCTGCGTTTTCCCGCTGCGCTAAAAGGTTGACAGGGAAATCCTCCTGTGAGGAGGTCAACTGAATGGTCTGTGCTAAATTTAAGCTGTTTCGTTTTAATTGACTTGGACTCATTTCCTGATTTGGTCTGCCTGTTGTTGGTGTCGGCAATAACCCGGCTCCGCGTGATTTCTCTAATGTCGCCATAAATTAAACTATCCTTTCCAAAATTCTTTTTAATAATCTCTTGGCAAAACTTATTGTTGTCGCAAAATAAAATATTTTCATAAGCCCCCCCCCACGTCTGTTTTGCGGCGTATGCGAAACCACAGATACCTGAAAAAACATCAACATGGGTAAACTTCATTAAGTTTTCTTCCACGTTGTCCCCAATATCCAAACCGTACATTCCCGCGGTATGTCGCAAAGAAATTGCGGCTTAGTCATGGCCGCTATCGCCTTCTGAACCGGCAAGACCATTTCCCGGATAAGCAACTCTCCGGTCGCATTATTTAAAAGCAAAATATTAAGCACGTTTTCCATCTATTCACCCAAATATTTTTCTACAAAATCTCTCAGCCAATAAAAACTCTGCGGAAATTCTAAACCCTTAGGCATAATTACTGCCAGATACCCTCGCTTATTTAGTTCTTCCTGCCACCATAGTTGCTTAGGGTTGTCGGTATCTCCGTCGGAAGCTTTTAACTCAATAAACAAACCGTGATATTTTTTGGTTGGTTGGAAGATTAGCATATCCGGCATACCGGCTTTTACGCCCAACCGCTTCTTCATTACTGCGGCGAACCGGCTTATTTTGATATTCCCCGTCATAAAAGAAGTAAACAATACCCCCTTAGCGTCAAGCCAGTGGACAAACTGCTCCTGTAAAAACGCCTCTGGATGTTGCGACCTTCTTCTAAAACTCTGTTGTCTATAACGCATTAACTACGCCCTCCGGTAACATTTTCTTTAAAATGTCTTGAAGATTTTCAATCTCTCCACCGCGGGAAGTTCCGGTATCAATCTTGATCTTTAAATGCTCTACGTCTTGTTTCCTTACCCACCAGACGGAAGAAGCTTTTGACATTGCCGAGATCACCCAAGGGAAAGGCTCGCCTTTTATATTGACCTTATTTTTTAAATAGCTTTGGGCGACCTCGATCAGGATTTCATCGGGTATCTTATAATCCTCTCCGAACATCAACAGCCTTTTCTTTTTGGCCTCTTTCTTAAATTTATTGATAAGTTGGTAGATATTAAATCCGGATTTATAAACTTGCTTAAGGAGAGTTTTTAAAACAAGGTTCTCTGTGGGTTTATTAGAGACAGGCGTTCTTTCGCCTGCTTTAGCTATAGTTACTACTCTGTTACCGTTACTATTACCGTTACGTGGGCTACTGGTAGCCGAACGGTAGGCTACTGGTAGCCTACTTTTGATTACTATGTATTTAGCGTATTTCTTTCCGGATTTATACTCTTGTTCCTTGCAATCAATCCACTTAGGAATAGGGATTTTGGGAAGAGAGGGGTTGTCTAAAGGCTGATGTTTTAAAAGATTTACGAGCCAGTGAAAAGTTTTTCCCTCTTTTTGGTAAGGAATTATTTTTTTATCCCCAATTAATTTATTTATGAACACTTCTACCTCTTCGGTCTTAAATTCCAGTGCGCCCATCTTAAAAGCGATATCTGAATACTTTGGTTCGTATCCTCCCCAATCCTCCGCAAGGCCCCATAGGCGAATGTAGAGGTGCAGTCCACGGTCCCCGAGAAGTTTTACTATCTCTGTGTCAAAATAAAGTTCTTCCGTATCAATTAATCGCTTGCGCGCCACTGGTCTCCCCCTCTCCTACAAGAATAGGTTCACCATTAGTTATAAGGTGTTCTATGGTTCGTATAAGTTTGGCTGTTTTCTGCCCGCGGTATTGGATAGCTCTATCGTCTATGAAAACGTGATATATTGGTTTCTGGGATGTGTTAGGCGGATTATGTTTGTAAGAATTTATTGTGTCATGCGGGACATTACAACGGATTAAATATTCCTTTAACGCTGGAGTAGCTTTCCGGGTTGTCCAGATTATAATGTGGTACCCTTTGACCTTGAGTTGCTTCATAGCATCGATAACATCCCAATTCGGTTTACCAAAAACATCTACCCCCTTCCATCCGTCGTAATGTGCAATTACGCCGTCAAAATCAAAACAAATTGTTTTCATATTACTCCCTCCGCTGTTAATTTATTGGTTAGTCGGTAACTGTTGGCGTGTTTGAAATGCCCCAGATAAGACGCCACCATATCGTGAAACTTCCTAAAGTCTTTTACCTTCGCCTGCCGAAACTGCCTGATTTTCTCTTTAAGATTATTTATTACGCGTTGCCGGACAAGAATGTACCTGGGTCGGATGATGTAGCCTAAGAAGTCTATGCCATTTGAAATAGGCAGTAATTTGCGTCTTTTAGGGTGCAGGCGTAGCTTGAGCCGGTTGGTGAGGAATTCCTCAATCCTTGCCCGCCAGGCACTTAATTCTGTGGCGTCTGAAGAGAGAAGAACAAAATCGTCTACGTAACGCAGATAGTAATGTGCTTTAAGGACGTGCTTGACATATTGGTCTAATTCGTTCAGGTAGATATTGGCAAAGAATTGACTGGTAAGATTGCCGATCGGCAGACCACGTCGGTTATCTTTACCGAATAAAGTCTTGTTATCCGGAATATTTGAAAGCAGTTGCGGGCTACCCCTTTGGAGATAAGACTTCGTGCAATCCCAAAAGAGAATATTCTCCGTAAGCCAAAGGACTTCAAGGTTGGTTACCTTGCGCTTAATTATTGTAAACAATATTTCCTTGTTTATACTGGTAAAGAAGTCTTTGATGTCCAGTTGGAGATAATAGGCGCGGGCGTGGCCGTTCTTGGTAATCTGGCGCGTGAATTTGTGCAGGCGTTCTTTCGCCGTATGCGTACCCTTTCCGTCCCGGCTTGCGTAGGAGTCGTGAATAAAGATTGGTTCATAGATTTTCTCTAAGGAGTTTACAAGGATGTGATGTACTACGCGGTCGGGGAAGTCAGCGGCGAATATCTCCCGTAGTTTAGGTTTCTTGGCAGCAAAAAGAATTGAGCGCGAAGGATGGTAAGTCCTATTTTTTAATTCATATTCGAGTTTGCATAAATTCTCTCCGTCGTTTATCTCGAATTTAAGCGCGTTAAAAGTATTGCGCTTGTTCTTCCGGCAATCGAGATAAGCTTGGTATATGTTTCTAAAAGAGAATATATCGTTTCGTAAGCCATTGGCTGGCTCGGACTGGCCGAACATAATATTTGTTGTCCTTATTGTTGTAGTTCACGTTGCCGTTGTCATAATTCACTATCCGGACGTTGCTCTTATTCCAGGCAACCTTTGCTTATGCACTTATTGTCTCCCCGGGGAGACCCTCAGGAGCAGATCCATTAGGTACCGCTTCTTGTGTTCTTATACCGTTTAAGGTGGCGTAAGCGCCCAGTGAGTTACAAAATCGTACACTTCCTCAAGGTTTACCGCTTGGGGAATTCTGACTCTTCCTTCCACCCTTCGCACTGTTTTAATACCTCAATTACTAACTTAGTTGAAACTTCAAAACTCTTAAAATTATTAAAAGCTTTGGCTTCTTTTGCGAGGTTCAAGATTATTTTGAGTTCTTCTAATTTGTCTATAGACTTACCGAGTAATTCTATCCTTAGCCGTCTGGTATTTGCCTTGGCTATAAGGACGAGAATTTCCCGCGCAAGCTTTCTGATGTCTGCTCCGAGGTTATACTTGTTGTATCTGTCAAAATGCCGAACGATACCCTCAAAGTAGGTTGCCATGTCCTTAGCTTTTTTATAGACTTTAAGATCTTCGTAAAAACTCATCTTGATTACCTCGCTTGAAAATTGTCAAAAAATCAAATCACTGGCTGGCTCGGACTGGCCGCACATAATACTTGCTGC